ATTTACGCCGACGGAAGTAATAGCAGTATTGGTTTTAGCTACTGTTGTTGTAGAGCCACTTCCAACTACACCTACTAAAGAAAAAGAGGGAGCAAAAACCATCCCAGCCCCAGCTCCAAAAGTCCCACCAAGACCGGGAGAGCCTAAAAATTGCCACCCTTTTGTTATTTCGTTAAAACGATTTAGTACAGAAGCCGATACTAACTGATAAATAAATGGATTGCGTGAAATATCGTTTCGTAAGTCCGAAGCTAAACTTCCACCAGCTGCGTGTGCATTTGGTGCAGGTGCAACCTGAACCCACATTTGTCTATCAATGACTTTTTTAAAATTATTTGCCATATTACGTAATTAACCTCCTTATATTAGATGACCATGCAGTCATATTAGCCATTCTTTGCATATGGTCAGCTTTAAATGAACCCATATTGGTTAGATTTGTAACCGTACTGATAGTACCAGTAACTTGTGAACGAACTTGATTGGCGGACTTATCTACATAACTTGGGTTGGCTATTGCCATTAAAATGGCTCTCGTAACAGGTATAATTTCTCCAAGTTGAATGTCTGTCGGGGTTGTGGGCTGTACTATCCTGTTTAAGGTATCGTTGGTGGAATCATAAACCAAGCCCTCTGTTGCAAGAACTTTAAACTTCTCATCAAAACTCCAGTTTTGAACCTGTTGTTCTGATTTTTCTATTTCTGATTTACCTTCTCGACTTCTCATCTATTCTTTCTGCTTCCCTCATAAACTTAATATACTTAGCAAGTTTGGATATTCTTACCGTGTTAGGTGTCATATCCGTTAGCCCTATGGCTTTTTCTAAACTTTTAACGAACTTTTTAAAATTATCTTTTCCGTCTGCGATCTCATTTTTCTGCACTTTAGAAACATAGTATTTCTCTATGGCTTTTATATCATCTTTCATTCCCAAGTCAGGATCGTCCCAAATATCTTCAACATCATAGTATTCAGCTGTATATGGTTTCCCCTTTAGTTGTTCATATAAAGCTATCGGAGTTTCAACATCACTGTGTGGTGTTATATCGTGGTTTTTGACCTCGTGGCTTTTGACCTCTGATGGCTCCGGCTCTTTATTTTCAACCTCTGTTTCGGTTTCTGCTTTTCTAAATACTACATCATTTTCCATATTATTTTTCCATTTCCCTTATCTGTTCTTCTATTCTGTTAGCGTCATCTACTGCGTGATTTCTGTGTGCGTTTATCAGTTGTTCTCTTGCTCGTGCTATATCAGGGTTACGAGATGACTTTTCAATATTATACATTGCTTTTTCAATAGTTTCCTTTTCCCGCCCAACAGCGTGTTCTTTTGCTTTATAAAGTTGTTCTAAGTCAAAACTTCTTGTATTATCCATATTTTTATCCAAGCCCCCGAATTAACGAGGGCTTGAAAATCGCTACCATAGGTATGTTTTACCACTATGGTACTACGCGTGCTTACATACGATTATCCAGTTAGGATCAAGTACTTTGACCGCGAAGGACATTGCCCAACCTACGGTTGAGAATCTGTCTACTGGGTTATCAGTACTATTCGCTCCCGGATTCTTGACGTAAACGTGTTGTCTATCTCCCTCCAAGTCAGTTACTGCAAACGCTTCTTTACCGTGAATGTAGGAATTATACACATCTACCGTAGATGATGTCTTGGTAGCCTCGCTACCTTCTACAAACCTTACACCATGTAGTCTTCCAAGTTCACCCTTGTAAAGATTGTCTCCGTCTTTGTAGGTATGTGCATTAACCCAAGTGGAGTCGCCCATTAAAGCGTACGATCCATAAGGATTAGTTTTACCTAAGAAGTAACCATCGTCATACTTCATAGCCTTATTTACTTTCAAGGTTTTGACGGCTTTTCTGACTTCGTTGGCTGAGAATGTATCCGAAGACGCTATATTTGATATTAGAGTTTTTGATCCTGCTAATTGTTCAGTACCATTATCTAATTCAAGTCTTACTAAAGCATCCCTTGATTCTCCAGCATTTATACCCATAACTTCAACTGCACCCTTCATTTTAGGATCTATTGCAGTTAAAGACAGCAACTTGGAGATCTTGGTATAGGAAGCATACTCCGCGACTGTGCAACTAACATTGGTTGCTGATAGATCCACTGCATCAGGATTTGATCCCTCTGTAGGAGAAGACGATATCAGTGCCAACGGGCTATATCTTTGGAAGTACACTACCTTACCATTACCAGTTGGAAGCGGTCTTTTCTGAGCACCCTGTTCCATTATCTGGCTTCTTTTTACCATACTTATGAATAGCTTATCGTAATAAGTGCTCATAAGTTGGCTTAACGTTGATGTCGTTGATGCCATTTTAATTTTTCACCTTCTTCTTAATATGCCGATACGGTTCCGACCATTTTTTCTATATCTTCAAGACTTAGGTCTTTAGTTTCTTTATCACTTGTCAAATTAGTAGAAGGGGTTGTAGCACCTTCACTCAATTGTTTATTGAGGTTCTGTGCAATTTCTGCCCTGCTTTTATTTGCTGTATAACCTTTAATTTTCATTAAGCGGTCTACAACAGGTTTCAGACGTACATTAGGGTTCAATGCCCTTAATTCTGTATAAAAAGATACTACTTCTGTAGACAACTTTTCATCGTACTTATCAGAATCCTTACGAAGTTCTGGATAGGACTCCTCGCAGGCTAAGATATCTGATACCAGCATATCTTTTTTCATCTGTTCCCTTCTTACTTCCTCTAAAGCCTTTTTTGTTGCTCTGTCCTCCACTGTTCGTAAGTCGGATTCATAGTCCCCCGACAATTGCGGGGAGAAATCCTCAATTTGTTTAAGTAAATTATCTTTAACAGGTGCAGAAGCAACTAAAGGCTCAAGTTCTGCTATTCTGTTTTCAAGTTCTTCTTTTTCGCTTTCAAGCGCTTTGGCTTTATTCGCTAACTCTTGAACTCGGTTTTTGCCGCGTTCGGACTTTATTTCTTCAACTTTATTACTATCAACTTCTTCGTCCGTAGGGACTTCAGTTGTTTCAGGCTCACTTTCAGGATCTACATCTTGTGAGACCTGTTCTATTTCTTCTTTGATTTCTTCTGCCATTGAAAAAATCCTTTCTTTAATTTTATTACACGCCACTTACGGTCAAGCGTCAGGCTGCTACGCTTCTGACAACTAAAAAGGAGCGTTTCTGCTTTTAACCTTTTTAAAGTAACCTTTTAAAGTTGGTAGCCATTAAAGACTACATAAGTAGTAAGGTTATTACCACTTATGTAACCTTCAATACTTCTTTTTTAACACGGGCTTACCATTTTCGTCAACTCCGGTTAACATATAGTCATTTCCGATATATGTTGCGAATTCCAACTTTGCATCTTTCTTGTAGAGATATGGTCCTTTTTGTACCCACTTGCCTTCAATAGTGTTTTCGTACACTTCTTCTGTTAATTCAGTCCAGTCTTTTTTAGACTGTTCCCACTTTTCAGAAGCCCTTTTTTTAATTTCCTCTTTTGAAAGTTTAGGGCGTTCTTCCCATTCCTCTTCAAAGTCTTCTTCATTCTCCCTCAACGACTTTATGGGTAGTTTCTACTTTGGAAATGATCGCGTCTATTTCTTCCCCCACAAGTCTTGCAAAGTAAAACAACTTTCCCATCTCCTCATAATTTGCCCCGTTTAAGTCAAAGTCTTTTAATTCAAGCAACCTTGACTTTCTTTTCAACATCCATTCTTTTAAGTCTTTCCATCCTTCAGTGCTGGCTAAGTCCGATATATGGTCATCTACAGAAGTGTTTTTCTTTTCGTTATCCTTTCGCATTTCCTTAATAAACCTCAAAAAGTCCGCATTATTTGGTGCTACTGCTTGTGTATCAGGCATATATCCCCCCTTCTGGTCCTACTCCACCCATCTGCCCACCTATTGGTCCTGCTGGTCCTGCTGGTCCCATTGGTCCTGCTGGTTGTCCGCCCAACTGCTGTTCAAACTGTGCTATTTCTTGGTCCATTTGGTCAAGCGGGATTCCTTCTTCTTCTTGGT